AGTCTGCTAATACCATAATGACAAAGATAAGAATTATTATCTACCTTGTCCACGATATTTTGATTCAGGAGTAGCTTTTGGTCCAACGGACTTATGTGCTTTACCCTTCTTTTTACTTTTACTAGGGGCTAAAGTTTTTGCTGAAACTGAACTACCTTTCTTTGGTTTTGCTGCTGGTGCCATGATTATGCTTTTATAAATCCTAATTGATCAAGAGCCCAATTAACTGGATATTCATCATCAGTTCCCCATTGAGCATATGTTTCTTGATCCATGGTTAAGTTACCATCTAGAATAGAAGTACCTGGAATATTTTCTTCCTCTTCATTTTGTACCTCTGTAAACAACTGCCAATAAAAAGTTACAGAACTGGGATTCATTGGGAAGTTTAAAGCCAACAAATTAAAATACTTACCGGTACCTTTAGTTGGAATTACTTCTGGTTGTATTAGTGTCATATATATAATATAATTAATTTAATTGAAATGTCAATTGATGGGATTACATAACATTTGTAATAATTCCATTAGTTACAGTTATCATAACAGGAGGCATAGTAGGGATGTTAATGATTCCATTCCATCCTGCCACATTACCCACCTTGTAGTCTGTGGCGTTTATTGTACCATTTACCTCTAGTTTATTTCCTAGGTCGGTTGTGGTTGCAATGAGTATGTTACCAGTTGAGTCTACGATACGCATCTTCTCTGCGTTACTTGTACCCATTATAAAGTTTGTTGCTGAGTATGTACCTAGTAAGAAAGATCCTGCTCCTCCGAGGTTTGCTATAAGAGATGCTGTACGGGCTAGTGCTATTCCCATTTGAGTGCCTGAGGCCCCAGAACCAAATACACGATAAACCACGTTATCCGTTTGGTCGTTCTGTGCAACCCAAGCAGCTGTTCCACTTGCACTTGTAGACGATATACGACCAAAGATATTTGCAGCCGCTCCGCTAACAATATGAAGTATGTCAGTAGGAGATGCTGTTCCTATTCCTACGTTTCCTGTGTTGTAGTAGATGTCGCTACCAGTAGTAGTCCATTGAGAAGGAGTACCAGCACTTCCGTTAGCTGCCAAAGTAATCCTACCTTGAGCATCTACGGTGATGTTTGCGTTAGTATAAGCACCTGCTGTTACAGCGGTGTTAGCTAGAGATATAGTTCCACTACCAGTAATTGTTCCTCCGCTTAATCCTGTACCTGTTGCTACTGAAGTTACTGTTCCTACATTACTAGTATAGCCTTGTGCTGAGACCCAACTTTCAGTTGCTATGTTCTGCCAAGCCGTTCCGTTGTAGAGTAAGTTTTTGTTGTTTGTGGTGTCGTATGCTTGAAGACCAGTAGCAGGCGTAGTGATTGCTAACACCTGAGCGTTGGTCATTCGTGGTTGTAGGAATCCTAGCGTTGTAGAGGTCATGCTCAACATAGCAGAAGGAACAGGTGTATAGGTACCTAATGATACTCTACCATCTGTCCAGATAGATGATTCATTTGGAGAAGAACCCCAATACATATTATATGTTGTAAATTTCCACGTTTGTCCTGCTAAACGAGTTGTATTTCCGTAATAAGCTAATGCATTTCCATATCTACCAATACTTACAGTTCCATTTGAACTAAAAGAACTATTAAAATCTCCTGTGCTATCCCAACCTATATAAGCAGTTCCATCATCTGTGGTTTTTAATGGAGTAACAGTTGTGCCACTATTTTGAACTAAGAAGGCGGTGGTCGCACTTGTTGTACCTGTTCCCTTTACTCTTGTACTACCATTTACATCTAGTTTGTATCCTGCGTCTGTGGTTGTATTAATAAGAACATTACCTGTAGTTACAGCCACCCTCATGCCTTCAGCATATGTTCCGTACGATACAGCATATCCTAAGATTGTAGTACTTCCTTTTAGGGTTACTGGTTGAATAGTAGTTCCAAGAACAGTACCTATGTTATTTGCGTGCTGAAGAAATGGATTGTTTATACCATCATTCCAAGAAAATTTAACTCCAATATTATCACTATAGGTTGTATTTATTGTAAGCTGATAACTTCCTACTCCATGAGAAATTACCAATCCATTATACCCACTAGTGTTAACAATTGTTAATTTTCCCCCAGTTGAATTTGTATTTCCGTATGTAAATGCTCCTGTGCCTATTAATGTATTTCCTTGTATTCTAGCGGCATAATTACTTACCCCTGTAAACGCACCATTAGTAAAGGTAGGATTGATGTCTAGTCCTACTAATACGTCATTGTTTGCTGCTGCTACTAAAGTGTTGTTGAAGAATACTCCTCTTGCGATTGCTGAGGCCGCAGTGATTGAGCCTGCTACTGTAAGTTTTGCCCCACTGTCTGTAGTTGTGTTTATAAGAATATTTCCAACATCTGTAATTCGTAAACGCTCTCCAAAGCTAGTAAAAGTTCTTGTGTAAAATCTAAGATCGCCTCCTGTACTACCATTTGGTGCGTAGATAGATTCTATTTTTGCTTGCTCGAACTGACCTGGGTAGAAAGTATTTAACTGGGTATTTGCAAAAGAAATAATACTATTTAAGCTACCAGCAGTTGCATAACCTCCTATAACTAGTCTTCCTGGAGTTCCCAGTACATTACTATATACAGAAAGATTCACAGATCCAGAAGGAGAGATTATTGAATCATAATTACCAACAGCAAGGTTATTATTTGAGTAAAGTATCCCAGTAGTTCTTAGGCTTCCATTAACATCTAACTTATATCCTGAATCCGTTGTGGTGCCTATGAGGATATTACCTGTAGTATTTGCAACTCTTAGATTAGTTTGTCCAGCTAATCCTAAATCTAAGTTATAAGAAGTGCTTCCTGTACGAAGAGTAAAATTTACATTTGAATATCCTTGAAATCCTACGGCTGTAGGTAAGATTGCTGTATTCCAAATCCAGCTACTTGTACTCATCTGTATTCTATTCTGTCCATCTATACGGATATATCCGTTTGATAAAGACATTATACCATTCACAGTTACTATATTAGTAGCATCATTACTATGAGGTGTGTTACTACCTAGATAAACTTTATTATTAGCGGTCAACCCACCCACAGTAATAGCATTCGTGGTTGTGTTACCTGCTGTGGTTACTTGTGCTAAAGTAGGAATTGAGACCAAAGGCGTACCTCCGAAGATAGCCGTAAAGGTTTTGTTCTTCCACAATCCCGTAGACGATTCGTAAGTAAGCAGATCGTTGTTAGCTTCAGAAGCAACAAGAACCCCGTGCAACTCATTTAACTCATATCCGTTTTGAATATGAAGAACTATTCTACCTTGGGTAGGGTGAGAACGAGCAATATACCCGATAAATACTGTATGATTGGGTTCGGCAGGAACTGTGCTTGTAAATGCTCCTGCTGTGGTAGCAGACAACCAAACAGCATCTCCAGCCGTAAAAGCTGAAGTGTCTAAGTTGTGAAGAGTTCCGTTTGTTGCAACATATCCGTCAGAGTTATTTGAAATATCTGCTTCAACCATACCTATGGTCTTTGAAGAAGTAGCCTCAGTATGTGCTTGGGCTCTTAAGGCATTGGGTCTGTTTCCTGTTGCTCCACTTAAATAAACAATTGTACCTTTAGTTAGAGTAGAACCAGTAGAGTTTCTTACTATAATCTCAGTTCTTTCTGCTGAGTCCACAACTCCGTCATTATCTACGTCATAGGTAGAGTTTCCTAAAAATACAGGTTTTCCGTTAAATCTTGTATATAGAGTAGAATTATCTACTTCTACACAATGTACGAACCCTTTGTAATCAATTTTATAATTGTCTTTTTTAGCGGTGCTTCCTTGTAAGTTATTGAAATTACAATTTAGTCTGTAAAAGTCTCGAACACCGTACGAAGTAATTGTAGGAGAGCATTTTGTAATTGTGGCGTATCCTCCAAGTTTTAAGATTATTTCTTGTAAATCATCAGCCATTCTTTTTGATACAGTAGTAATATTATTACTATTTAGATGACCGTCTCCTTTGTAGTAGGCACTATAAAATAAAATTAACTTTTCTGGAGGTAGATTCTTAACGAAAGATGGAATAAATTTATTATGGGCGTGTTTTCCAAATTGACTTAAAAACTTTGCTAGTTCTGAGTGCCTAAAGTTGAAGTGTGCGTTTTGGTGATGACGCAAAGTTCTTTCTAAACTTCTTGCCATCTCAACCATAACTTTAGTACAATCGGCAAGTGTTGTGCTTTTTGTCTGAGTTACATAAATTCTACTTTCTACTACACAACCCTCGGCTAAAAACCAACCTAAAAATTCTAAAAACAAATCATCATCAATCCCAAAAGGATTAGTTTCTGTTTTTACTCCTATCCACTTTGCTGTTATTGGAAACGATCTTATTTTTTCTGAAACTTCATCGGCTCTTTCCCAATAAAAATCTTCAGACCAAACTAGTCCTCTTTGTCCTCCATACCATTTTCTTACATACATCCTATGGTTAGGAGTAACCAAATAAGACAACTGCTTAGTTTCTCTTCCTAATAGTTCTCCGTCATATTCGTATTTAAATATGTGATTGGGTACTTGATATTCTAACTCTTTTGTCTCTTGATTAAGAGTTGCTACTTCATCATCAAATGAAATGTCAGTGATTTTTTTCCAGCCGTTTAGAGTTAATAACTCTGTGTCGGGGTGAAAACACTTATACATATCTCCACCACCACCTCCACCTCCAATAGCTTTCCAAGTACCATCGTCAGATAAGTAAAGATTACCTGCTCCTGTAGATCCTGTTCCCAAACGATTAGGGTCAATGATTCCTAAAGAAATATAAGAAGCATCAAACAGACGATAAGCAAAAGGACCTGTTCCTGATACAGGAGAAGCTAAAAAGTACCCTGCAGGCATTTGATTGTCCCCTGATGTACTTATATAGGCTTGTAATTCCTGAAGGGTTAATGGATTATTAGGCATAGTAGTCGTTATACAAATATAATATAATACAAAAAATAAGAAAGGGGAACTTCTCAGCTCCCCTTCTAGGTTGGTTGGTAAACTAAATAACTAAAAACTAAAACTATAAACTAAATAAACTAAAACTATTAGATCGCCTGTGGTCCACCTGTTAAGCTAAAGAAAGCAAGAATTTCTTCTTTTACTTTCAACTCAACTACGATGGGCTCACTTGTGATTTCAAATTTAGTGATTTTTACTGGAACTTTTTGCTTAGTTGCAGGATCAATCTTATATTGGTAATCTACAGGGTTAAGTTTATCAGCACTTCCTTCTAGTACAACAGCTAAGCCATTGTCTGTAGGGTAGGTCATCAATACTTTGTTAAGATCAAAAGAGTAACCCTTCTTAACGATGAGTTCCATCTCTTCGCCACTTTCGATTTTTTCTTTTTCTGTGTAATAGAATAACATATCTCTTATTTTAACTAATTACCAAGTGAAAGCGATATCGCTATCTCTAACCATAATCTTCTCTTCACCTTCTATTTCTACTAGTTCAGCAGATTGAAGGTACATAAGATTAACATATACTACGTCTCCTACTGCTACTTCGGTTACGTCTTTTCCTATGGCGTATACTTCTAAACGCTTAAGGTTTGCTAACTCTCTCATGTTCATTTCTTCTTCCATCTCTGGTGTAAGTTGGATAAGTCTTTCTTCTCTTTTAGGACGATTGAGTAATACTCTGTGTCCTTTTACTGTGATGCTCATATTTTTTCTTTTAATTTAATTTAATCTAGTTCTGCTTTAATTACATCTAGACCTGCAGCAATCAGAAGCTCTAAGCCTGATCTGTCTCTGTAGTCTTCAATGTATACAAATGTAACGATTCCACTTTGAATTATCAACTTAGCGCAATGCACACAGCATGCATGAGTACAGTACATAGTTGCGTCTTCTGTACTGATAGGACTCTTGCATGCTTTAGTGATTGCATTAGACTCTGCGTGTAATACAGAATCTAGAGTTACGTCATTCTCTTCGCAGATATTAGGGAAGCCGTGGATATTTCCATTATAGCCGAAGGAGATAATATTACCTCCCTTAACTATAAGACACCCTACCTGTAGTCGCTTACAATAAGACTCCAAAGATATTCTTTTAGCTATGTCTAAGTAAAGCAATGCTTTATCTCCTACTGCTGCGTTGTAAATGATTGGTATCTTATGCATACTATGGTTTTAAACTTTCTTCAAATCTATAAATTTCTTTTGTAATATCCACTACTACTCCGTTAAAGTTTATGTCTTTATGTAATAGTAGTTTATAATCCTCAGAGAATTCATCGAATCTATTCTGTTTAAACATCTCTAGATCCCTGTGATAAATCTTGTTAGGCTTAAATACATACATTATTCTTTCGTCTACTTCATAGTAGTCAAAAAAAGAATCAAAGCTAGTAATCTTCCCTTCAAAGGCTCTGAAAGCACTACTCTCTACAGGTTCAAACAGAAAAAACAAACAGTTAGAATGCTTAGACTTAAAACCATAATCATCTAGATAAACATTAACTAAACCAAAATTATACAAAAGTCTAGCAGCTTGAGCCCCTGAAGTAAATATCAGGGGACTCATAAACCTAGTAGTATTGTTAGTGTTCTCGTTCACTCCTATGTAATTAGATAACTCTGATACCGTCATTTTCGTAATCTTCTTTAGTGTATGCCCACAAATCATTCTCAGAGTGCCATATAAGTCTCTCAATGGCTTGGTGGAAACCTTCGTAACTCTTGCCTTGGAATACTCCTCCCATCTTACCTATAGCCATGGCTTCATCGGACAGCTCATAGATTAAAGGACTACCTGGAAACTTTTGGCTTTCTACGATAAATCTAAAGTTACTTACTTTTAAATTATCTCCGTAGATACTGAGATCTGTTTGTTTTAAGGCTTCTGTGTAGAATGCTCCCTGAAAATCATAACGATACTTCATAAGAGTGTCTGTCCAGAAGTTTAAGGAAGTAGTAGTGGTCTTCAGGTCAATAGGATAAAGTATGTTGTTTACAACGTCCACAACTACCAAATCTAATAAACCCTTACACTTCACTCCTAAGTACTCAAAACTTAAGGCTTGTTGGGTAAATACTTTGTACTGTGAGTTACCTTTTACAAACTTAGAAGTGAAAGCATGTGACTTAAGTCCTTCTGCAATATTAATGATTAGGGCTTCTTGGGCAAAAGAGATTACTTTCTTGCCTTCTGCTGCAATCAAATCCTCGTAGTAGGTCTTACCCTCCACTTCGAATCTTTCTCTTACCTTAGCGATAGTATCTCGCTTAAACTTTGCTGCTTCATACGCAATAGTCTCAGCCATACTATCTTCTCGGTTACAGAATAGACTCCATACAAAATCTCCCATTTGTCCTGTAGGTCTTTCTACACTACTGATGTGGAACTCTGATCTGAATACTTCTTCTCCTTGAGTTAAAATTAAATCAACTCCATCACCTATTAGAGTTACTTCTGCTGGCTCATCTGTATCGGAGCTAGGGTCATAATTATAATATAGGTTAGGATGTTGTAGTAGCTTTTTAAGTCTGCTTTGACTCTGTGCTGTACTGTCTAAGTATCCTTGATCTAAAATCATTTGTCTATTTTGTCTATTGTTAAAGTTAAATTAAACCACAAAAACCCTAGGTGAACACTAAACTTTTGTCTAGAGTGTGTTCTACTAAGGGTTAGTGTAGGGATTACGTAGAAAAACCAATAAGGATAATCTCGTTGTCCTTGTTTTCCTCTAAAGAAATTACTGAATTTTACCTTCATCTGTTAAGTCGTTAAATTCAGGCTTTTCTCTGAGTATGTAGGCAATAAACATAGCATTACATTGTATGTGTCCTATGTGGTGAATCAAAGACTCCTTATCGTGAGACTCACCTGACAACAAACTAAACGTATGTCTAAGCATGCTTTCAACTACTTCGCTTACTGGCATTCCTTTTTTCCAATTCTCTCTGGCATATTTTTTTGCCCCAAACTCTAAGACTTCCACCATTGGCTCTAGAGACTTAAAATCTACTAGAGACCAATGTGCTTTGCCTTTGTTAAAACGAAGTGCTTGTCCTCCTTCGTTAAAGTCTTCCATAGCAGGGAAATCATCCGTCATGATTAACGCATTAAGGCTCCTGTAGTAGTTTTAGAAGGAGGCTGTAAGAAAACTGTTAGAATAACTCTTCCAAACTTCATAGGAAGTATGTCAGTAACTAATCCGAGAGTTCCATTACAATTAACGACAGACCCTATAGAGATTGTAATTTCTCCTTTGTCTCCTTTTTCGTCTCTGTAGGTAACTGAATTCTCACCATAGTAGTGGCTAATTCCAGGAAAGCCCACGGCTTCCACTTTGTCTGTTTCTGTTCTTGGTTCTATAATGTATAACATAATTTTAGGTTAGTTCTGGTACTTCCACTCCCAGTATTTCTCTTGCAAAGGTAATAACATCTTGGATAAACTTATGAACTTCTTCCTTCTTTCCCTTAGAAAGTGAGAGAGGAGTTTTGATGAATTGTCCCTGAAACATAATCTCTTCGTAGAAGTACTTGTCCTTAAGGAAAGTCACTACGTCTTCTTTGGTATATACTTCCCCTGTAAGCGATTCAAATCCTCCTCGGATAATAGGTACTAGGGTACTATAAAAATAAGCCAACTGAGGGTTTGTTTTCTTTGAGTCAATTCGTGTGATACAAATTTCTACATCTACTTTTGGATCTTGTTTCATAAGTTCTCTAAAATAAGTCTGCATTAATTCTCTATCTCCCTTAAGATGAACTGTGCCATCTATGTTAAGGGATAGAGATGCAGGTATGTAAACTCTATTTATCATAACTTATTGTTTGTTCTCTTTTCTATTTCTTCTAATAATAAGAATGCCAACTCTTCGTCTTCGTCAATCTGATTACTAACGTTTCTCTTTTCTAGATAACCATCTAAAAGCTTTATAAAGTAAGCGTTCTTTGCCTTAGCTTCGTTGATTGCTTTCTTTAAATCAGGATTGACGAACTCACGAATGAATTGGTATTGTGTGTTTACAGCTCTAGCTAGGAGATAAGTTCTCCTAACTTCTTTAATCTCTTCTTCTTTCATCACTTTTTCCAAAATGGCGCTACACACGGATCTGCTTTTAGTTTTACTCTTTTGCAAAACTTAGCACCTGCATCTACCATTGATTTTTCTAATTGTTTTGCTGTTTCTTCTGCTATTTCTAGAGGAGTTTCTACCAATATTTCATCGTGTATTATATTGACTATCAATACTTTGAACAATAAATTATTAGGTATTAAATACTTATTCCAGAAATACACACAAGCTAGTTTAGTAATTTCCGCAGATTCACCTTGTATAGGGTAATTAAGAGACATCCTTTCAATGTCACCTCTCTTTCTAAAGAATCTACTGACTTTCTCCTTCATTTGCCTAGCAGTAGGAGTGTCACTATTCTTCATAGATTTGTACCTATCCCAGAATTCTTTGGTTAATTCACCCTTAATCTGTGCAAACTCTTCGTAATAATCTACGTAAGATCTCTTACCTGTTACAGGAGAGATTAACACATAACCATTCTCAATACCGAACTTCTTAGTTTCATCAAAATAAGCCTTAAGTCCAGGGAAAGCTGCAAAGTATGCATCATAGATCTTTTGACCTTGCTCTACACTTAACCCTAGTTGGTCTGCTATACCAATACCTGAACCCCCGTAATTGATCGAAAAACCAGCAACCTTAGCTGATTGTCGCTTATCCTTGTGCTTCTTTTTGATGTCATCTAAGTCCATACCATCTAACTCAGGATACATCTTAGAGGCAATAAACGAATGCATATCACCCAGATCATTATCGTAGAACTCAAGTAGGTTTTTATCTAAGCATTTGTTAACTAGTACAATCTGTTCTTGTCCTGTATAGTCACAACCTACTAGAGTATTTCCTTCTGATGCTACAAAGCAACTACGAGTCTCTTGGTCTGATGGAATGTTTTGAAAGTTAAAGTTCTTTACGTTACCTGATTTACCACCACTAGATAAGCGTCCTGTGTTCATCAACTGCTTAAACTGTGTATGTATTCTTCCGCTTACTGGATTGATCTGTTCTATCCAGTTGTAACCATAAGTTCCTATGTCTTTCTGTGCTTCTTTAAATGAAAGATAAGTTTTAATAATTGGATACTTAGTTGCAAACTTACCTAAGTGGTTTGCTTCTATTGTTTGTTTCTTAACTCCTTTCTCGACTACAGTTGTATCCACACCTATAGCTTCAAAGAATTCTACAACCTGTGAGGGTGAGTTCCAATTCACATTAATTTTGTTACCTGAAGAGAACATGTCTAACTGAGTGTCTATAAATTTGGACATCTTGTTCTCTAGAATAAACTTATTAAGTGCTTCTACTGCCTCATCAGCTTGTATCTGCACTTTCTCAATCTTCTTGGTCCATTGTTCTACGTCTAGTTTCATACCACAATACTCGATATATGCTAGTACTAGAACAAAGCGATTGTCCAATTGAATGGACACATCTGTACCTTCTGTAAACTGAGAGAAGTTTTGCTTTGACTTGATTTCGTGTAGGTATTTTACGTCATAGGCAGAATATTTAACAAACCCTTCGGTTAGTCTACCTGTAATGTTTGCTCGTTCCTCCTTACTAAGTGTTACTCCGCAATGACGTTGTACACAAGCAGCTAAAGAACATCTATGACTTTCTATACCCAAACGGGATGTTTTCTCGCCTAAAAATGTATCATATACCCTAGTGGGTACAATTCTCTGATGATACAAGAATCTTAAGTCAAACTTAAAGTTATGACCTATGAGTTCCTTAATTTCTAATAAATTCTTGTACTCTTGGATGTCTATTGTAGATAGGTCTACAACATACTGGACTTCTCTATCTCCTAACTGCAGGGTATAAAACTTGCAAGTATATGGATCAAAGCCACTAGTCTCGGTATCGACACCAATAGAGTCTAACTTATCTAAGTAATCTAGGGAATCTTGTACGGAGCAGAGGGTTACATCAGGTAGGGAGATATCTTGTTTTGTTACCAGATAAATCATTTTAATAACGGTCCTACTATTTTGTTATAATCGTGTAATGCTTCACGGAGCTTCTGATACTTCTCAGTCTGAGTGTAGTTGCCTTGTTCAATATCTGTAAGACAAGTTCTGTACACATCGTAGATGAGTTTTCTATCATGGTTGCTTAGCTTAAGAATCTTGTTAGAGAGCTGAAGCATGTCTTCTGTAGTGTCTTCTCCCCATATCCTATTTAAAGACTTACCTAAGTTCCACACGTGGTGAGGAGTATATAGGTTACATTTAGGACAAGCAGGTAAAAGATTAGTCAAATGGTATCGTGTAGATACTTTGGTTCTCCCTACGAAGTGTGCACACTGAAGTCCTTTGGGGTCAAGTGTAATCTCACAAGCATGGCACTTATTGATGTGTGCTCCTCTTACTAGCCAGGAAGTTATTTGGTCTAGTCTAGTTTGAGTAATAGTTTCTTGTTTGATCTTTCTCTTGATCTCCTTGCGGACTTTTTGCTTAGCTTTTTTCTCTTTTACTACACATGTAGCACACAATCTCTTAGTCTTGTTTGCTATTGCTTTAATCTTACCACACTCAGAGCAAGGCTTTTGCAAATCTTTCTCTTCAGGTAGTCCCTTTACGGGTATTTTCTTAGGTGTTCTCTTTAACATACTTCACAAATATAATCGAGAACATGTAAAAAGAAAAGGGGATCTAATGACCCCCTAATCTTTTGGCATGCAACAGGTATTACAAAGATACCAATTCTCTATGAACAGGAGTATAGGTTTCAGAAATTAATTCCAAACCTCTGTTGTTAATAGTATAAGCACTACCGTGGATAAGAGACTCACGCTTAGACTCCACACTCTTATGTGACATCATATAGTTAGTAAAGCGAGTAGTAGCGTTAAACAAAGCATAAGCAGTGTTACCATGTGTCTCGTACTCAGTAGTAATGGCCCTTCTAAAGTCGTGTACTCTGTTCTTACCTCTTGAGTTAGCTACATCTCCTCCGATGATATTTAAGATAAAGTCATCTGAAACGGTCTCAGGTACGTTAATAGTACTCATATCAATCAACTTTTCAATGAACTGCTCTTCTTGGGTGAGAGAGTTTTGGAGTTGAGAGATGATAAGACTTAGTCGACCATGTGAATTCTTGGTGTGTCTTACACGCTGAGAATCCCTTAGTGCCATGTAAAAGGTATTAGCACATACAACAGTTACGTTAGTGGCACCAAAGCCTATAGGAGAGCTTCCATCATGAGAAGTCAAAGCAGTTAAGTATCTTTTGTTAAAAGATCCTCCAATTTTTACATCTTGTAGGGGAAACTGGTAATAGACTTTCTGTCCTTCTCCAAGCATACCACCTCTTTCACCTGATATATTTACTCGGGCTGCTGCCTCAAGTAACATATCTAGGATTTCTTCGTTCTGTGTAGGAACATACTTGGCTCCTACAATACCTAAACATCTGTTGTTGTCTGTTCTAAAGACTCCAAATGCTGGTGTGGGTTCTCCATCAGGACCAAACAAGGCTTTCTTTTCTACTACCCAATTTGTTCTTGATGAGTTTAATAAATCTAGTTTATTCATAGTTTGATTTTTTTAATTGATTCGATAAATTTTGTTAGTTCTCCTAGTTCTTTGACTCTTCCTTGGATCTCACAGTAATCGTATTCACTGCTCTGTTCCATTTCTCTTACTTCTTTGACTCTAGTAGTGATAAACTCTACTAGTTGTCCTTTTAGTTCTAAGTGCCCTAAGGCCTCATAGTCTTGCCAATTCATTTGTTTTTATTTTAAGTTTTCTAGCCATACAATATCATCTGGATTGCTGGCCATGAGGATTTGGTTAATTCTTGTAAAGTGATCACACTCCCACTCTCCTCCTTTGTATAGTGCGGAAGCAGGGTGAGATGCTGTTAATACGTGGTGAAATTTGTCATCAACTAAGTGAGCAAACTTTAAAGCGTCCTTACCCCAGAAACAAAAGATTAAACCTGTAGTACTACTACTTAAAGTTTTAAGTACTTCTTCGGTAAACTGTTTCCAAGGCTCCAAGTGAGAACCTGACTTACCTTCTTCAATAGTTAAGGCTGCATTTAGCATAAGAACTCCTTGCTTAGCCCATGATTCTATGTTCATATCTATGGGGAAGGAGAGTTCGTCTGGATAAATATCTTGTTTGATTCTATTGTACATAATCCTAAGAGAAGGAGGTATGTAGTCTCGGTTTCTAGGTGCAAAAGAAAGTCCACATGCTACTGGTTCACCCTTATGTTTGTTTGGATAAGGGTCCATACCTAGTATAACTACACGGACTTTCTGAAAGGGAGTTAAATTAAAAGCCCTGAAGACTTCATCCCTGTTAGGAAAGATTTGTTTACTTGCTCTTTCCTTAGCGATGAAACCCCCAAGGCTTCTAAAATACGGACTCTCTATTGTTTCTCTTAAATGTTGATACCAATCGTCTGGTATATCAATTAGTTTTTTCATTATTAATGTGCTCTAAAAACACTCCATTAACTAAGGTTCTTGACTTCTTACCCCAACCTGTTCTGTTTTCTACTAGAATAATGTTAGGATTTAAAGTAGTGTTAAGGAGTCCTGGGTATTCTTTCTCAATCTCGTTAAGAACTTTTACATACTGAGCCTTATAAGAGCTGACAGTGTCGTAAAAGTCTTTGTGTTTCTTAATAGAATGAATGATACTTGAGTGATCTTTAGATAAGAGGAATCCTATCTTAGACAATGTGTAATAGAACTGAAGTCTAAACACAGCTGCAAACTGAAATCTTGCGTCTACTAATTCCCTTCCTCTACGTAGTCGTACAAAGTCTTCTACATTTACTTTGTGTACCCTACATATAATAGACATAATAGATTGCTCTAACTCATTAAACCTTTTAACGTTTACTTTGGTTTCTTGTGATTTTTGAAATGTAGCCAATCTCTTTGCTGCTGCTTCCTCTGGAGTTACAATCGTTACATTCTTTGTGTAATACTTAGAATATTTACTCTTGCTTCTTGTTCTGTTCCAAACACCTTCTTGTACTAAGGATTCCACTTTTAAGTCCTTAAACGCTAACGCTAAGGCTTCTTTTACAATATCGTGAACTGTTGGCATATTTCTATTAATTTTTCTTTTCCGTGTTCTTTATAAATGTCGCTTATGTCTTTACCTAAGCTTGCATGATGATACAATACTGGTATATCGTACATCTCTGATATCTTTTGTGCTCCTTCTATTCCTGCTCTATCTGCATCAAACCAAACATATATGGAATCAAACCTAGCCCTAAGAAGCTCATAAGCGTTCTCTGAGATAGGAGTTGTTTCACTTCTAACAGCTACTGCATTAACTCCAATAGAATGTAAGGTCATTACGTCTTTAGTTCCTTTAGTAATAATTAAGATACTTCCCTTATGTGGTAGCTGGGTGTAACCCTCAAGCATACCTCCAAAGAAGTTAGTTCTAAATTTTACTCTCTTATCTGCATAGGGACGATATAGTTTAAACTTATCTTTCTCTTTATACCGATAACAAGGATCAAAGTCGTTATTAATGTACCATATATTCTCTGCTATCCAAGCCTTCTCTACTCTTCGTACATCATAGAATTTAAGAATCTTCTCTGTTACTCCAAACTGAGACCAGTATTCTAAATCTTTCTGATTGAACTTAGTTAGTTTTACTTTAATGGACGCAGGTTTTACTTCTGCTGGTTTAACTGTCTTAAGACTATCTATTTCTATTTTAAGTCCAAGCCTGTCTTCTAGGCTAAAGTTCTTAAGCTGGAAGTCTGACTCAATTTTATAAAGAATATCAGGATACTCATACCCTGTTCTCATTTGAGCTATGTCTATGCAGTTATAGTGGATTTTTTCTGTAGCGTAATCAATAAAGTAAAGGTTACCTCCTTGACTCCACTTAAAGAAACAGGTAGCATGCTTATCAGATCTGAAAGGATTCTTGTATTTATTCCTTAAGTCTATTTTTTCTCCGAAGTAAAAAGACATCAAGGCTTCTTGTCCTACAAGCTTGTACAGTGTTTGTACGTTAGGTCTGATTTCAATACTTGTTAAATCCATAATAGGTTAATAAAAAAGGGGCTACAAATGTAACCCCCTTTTCTAAAAATAGAATAGAATATTAAAAAGATTTAGAATATGCTGTCTACGTCTTCGCTAAGAGGTGCTGTTGCTACCTCACTAGTATCCCAACTCATAGCAGGTTCGTTAGAAAAAGGACTCTCTACTTCATTGCTTTCAGGAGCATTGTTCTCAGTGTATTCTTTGAAGGTAAAGCTTCCGTAGAAACTCTTAAAGCCATACTCACCAGTGATTTGCTTAGATACATATTCAGTAATTTTACCACCTACGTTAACAAATACCTTAGTGCATACATCTTGGTACTTACCATCTTTAATTCCTAACAGAACTTTAACACCCATGTTAGCTTTGTTAAAGTGAGCAAAGAAATCTACCAACTCATTACCCTTACCTTTAGCGATAGAGTTCCAAGAGTCAAGTACAAATGGCTTCTCTTTAGGAGAGATGTTACCATAAGCCTTAAGTAAAGAATAAACTGTCTCTTCACCACCCTTAGCTTCACGAGCACTTCTCAAGTCCATTCTGCGAGAAGGGTCTAAAGCAGATTGTGCATCGCTTAAGTCAGCTAAGTTAAGAGCCCAAGAGGTTCTTGTATAATTATCAATGAATTGTTTCTTACCTGCTTGTGAGGTACGAGTATCATTGTTAACCCACAAAGAGAACTTACCACGCAAATCTGTTTTGAAGTCTGGATGGTTTACATACCAGAAATCTAGGCGCATTCCGTTATCTCCTTCGTAGTTAGGTTCTTTAACTTTATCTTCTTCAATTCCCAAAAGGGCAGCAAGTGCTTTACTAGTTGGGTTTACAGCAACGATTTGGATAGGTGCAAATCCTGTGTACATTTTCTTGCCTGATGAAGGCTCTCTGGTTTCTAATTCGTCGAATTTCATAATTTTTTGTCTTTAAGTTTTTTATTTGGTTTTTGTTGGTACTTCTTCTGCGTAATAAGTGTCAATAGATTGACATACAAGGCTTAGGTCATTTGGAATCAATGTGTCAGCAAACATATCCATAGGGCTCTTCGCAGGATAGTTTCTAAAACGGTTGGTTACAAAATTGTAAGTTGGTTTTTCCTCTTTGTCTTCACCTACGTGAGTGTAAAGACAAATAGTAAACAATCCCTCGAGAACAATTTGAGAATCTAATGCTTTGCCGATAGTCTTAATCTTCTGACCTACAATATTTCCATTATCCTCTATGTTTTCTGAGTGAGTGATGTAGAATACTTTAAGGTCATTACGAAGCTTACGAGCTGTAGTAAGCATGTTGGTTACATCCTTAGCTAAGTTTACAAATTTACCAAAACCTACTTCGTTGGCTTTCTTCATCATAAGGAAAGACATAGAGTAGATAGCATCATCCATAATTACATTCTTGATGTGTGGTGCTTTCTCGCTGATTTGTTGTAACAAAGCTGTGATTTGAGCGATCTCATCTACTTCCATGTAGTTCTTTGACTCAGTGTTGTAGAGTTTCTCTGCTCCTTTGAAAGGCAATTCTTTCCGTGCTACGTTAATAATAAAGGTTTCTTTGGGATCGAGGGTTCTGATAGAGGTAGATTTACCTGTACCTGAAGGTCCTACAATGGCAATTAGTTTTGAACTCATATATTTATTTTATTTGGTTTATTTGGTTTCTTCAATTTCTTCTATTCGGTCTATGACATCGTCTTCTGTATCCCAGCCAAAGTTGCCTACAAAGTGCACAGCGGCAGTGAAACAGTTTTCAATATTTCTTTCAGGGTCAATCAGTAGTTCTTCTCTCATATCTTTATTGTTGTAAAGTTCTGAGGAAAGCCACATCAAGAAGTTGTCTTCTTGTTCTATGGTCCATGTGTGTTTTTCATACCAGCCATCTTCTTTACAGTCGATAGTAGTATAGTCTACGTTAATAACGTCACACATGTGTTTGATTATTCTAATTAAATACGGGTTCTGTTGTTCATCCATTCTTTACATTTTTAAAAATCGTTCGTAATGATTGCTTACTGGGTTATTCATATCCTGTGGTCTAGGTAACTCTTGGAACTCTCCGTTAGCTCCATTAAAGTATAGTCCTATGCTTGAGTTTTCTAAGCCATAGTAACGGTCTTTAAGGAATTTAAGGGAGCGATACTTGTTACCTAAGATACTTACATCATATCCATTATGAGTAGCGATGTTGTATCTAGCAGGACTGAATAGACCAATAACAATTTCGTAGTCTTGGTGTACACCTTTGTTGATGTGGAGTTCTTCCATTGATGGTTCTAGTTTCTCTTCCATCAATTGACCTTTGTAGGTGTAAGTCTGTTTCTCTGATGCAGGTGTCTGCTGATGTACAATTACATTAATCATCTTATAACGCTTAGAGAAGACCTCTAATACGTAATCTTTAACCATAAAGTCAAAGGTTTGATAAGACGATAATTTAATCTTGGTATCAGGAGCTACCTCATTAGATAAAAGACTAATGTGGTCTAAAATAAAAAATACCCATACATCATCTGACTTATACTTGTAGCCTGTGATTAACTTCTTACCGTCTTCGAGTTCTTTGTATGTGTGCTCTCCGATTTCAGGGTTATCAAAATAGGCTCTAATATACTTAGACATACCCGTAGGGTTTCTAATGTAATCAACTACTTCTACGATCTCTTGTAAGTTATAGATGAATCTTTCAGCATCTTTAACCTTAGCCATAAGATCGTTAGTCATAGTGTAATTACCAATAGACTTTAATTGTTGTACGCTAATAGTTACCCTGTGTTTCTCATACATGTAGATTGAGATAAAAGATAACCAGAAGTCTGTAGCACTTTCTTCTAAAGCAAAGTAGAAGATTTTAGGTTGTATAGAACTCTTGTTTAAGCGTACTTGCTTGTAGATGTTTAAGATAGTCATGTACTTAGCAAACTTTGACTTACCTACACCTGATGCAGCTGTTAAACAAGTAATAGAACCTTTAGTAAATCCTCCGTAATGTTCTCCTAGTCTAGGAAATGGAGGAGGGATAGAAGTTAATCCCCCCTCTTCCTTCACTAGTTTATTACGTTCAATCTGCCCAATTAATTGTCCAAACTCCATAATTACAAAATTTGATGACTATTGTAGGCTGGACCTGTGCCATTCTTTAACTCCTCACACCATTTGGCTAAGTCGCTTTGGTCTACGCCATCTATCTTTTTGTAAATAAAGTAACCACACTCTCTAATGAATCTGATATTTCCTTGAGACTTAAGTGTACTTATGTAGAGATCTGTTGCTTGTGATATTTCTTCAAGAGTATAGTCGTACTCACTGATAAATCTAATTAAGCGTTTTACTACGCTAGACTTGTCTGTGGTTTTACCTGATACTCCTAGATTCTTAGCACTAAACTTACCTACAAACTCAGCTAACCAGTTAGCAGAGATAACAATCTCTTTCTTTGCTGAGGGTTTGTTGACATGTTTGTTAGCAAGTGATTCAATTACAGAAGGCTTGGGAGCAATCAACTCTCCAATAGACTTAGAAAAGTCTAAGTCTTCTAGTGCTTTAGGTGTCCAACTATAAGTAGTTCCGTTATGTAGAAGTTTCTCTTCGTAAATCCACTTGTCTATCATCTTCTCCTTCTGTAGCAGTGCCCAGAGGACTTCGTAAAACGTTTTCTTCATCTGTTGGTTTTATTAAAGTAAAGTTTACCCCCTTAAAGATTTCCTGAGAATTAATCTTTATTGGGTCTACAAAGATAGGCAAATTCTCATCTTTTTGCAAGAGAATTTGGTCTTCTATCCACATTTTTTTCATAAAAAGAAAGTCTGGATGTGACTCCAGACTTTCTCCATAGTGTTCTATTTCCATAGATTAAAGTTTGACAATTTCCTCGAAAGGAACTTCTCCAGCTTTGCAGTCTTTCATCATCGTCTCAATGAAATCTTGCTCGTCTTCAGGTACGTTAAAGATGCTTTCGCATTCATAACAATAACTGTTAAGTAACAAATCATTTGTAACGTGAAGTTTATCACCTAGACAGTTAGGACAGATACCTTCCATCATCATTTCATCAAGGTCTGCTTGCTTGTAAAGAACCTTTGATTTGTTGCTGAATGATTCTAGTCCTTCTCTTAGTCTTGGGTCTTGATACTGAGGGTAACATTCTGTCATCCATTCGCTGTAGATTTCATACTCTTCTTCTGCTGCGGCTTCTTCTGCTTTATCTTTATCATAAGCAACATCTCCAAAAGGATCTAACATGTCCAAGGGATCTTCTGGTCTAGACCAGTGCTTTGAACTTTTAGCAGAAGCCAATTTGCTTTTTGGAGGCATCCACTCTCCCTTCTGTATGTCATAGTACCAATCTTCATCATCATCATCCCAGATATTAATCTGCTTAGCACCTGTTCCCAAGTAAGTAGAACTAGATTTAGTCTTACTACCTCCATAAGGAAGCTCAGAACGAAGATTAGGTACAGGGAAGGTAAGAGGAATGTTTCTCTCAGCTATTTTAACTAATAAGTCATAAGTAAAACTGAAGGCGTTAATCATCAAAGCAACACTTGCTACCTCACTGTCTCCGTGTTCATTAAAGTAGCCGCATGATTGGTTAAATGAAGATACTTTTAGTCCTCGCTGACGAAGTTTGCCCACGTCTGTAGCCGTACCTGAGTTAAGAGAGTAGCCATACTTATCCATCAAAGGATCTAGCAAATCATAGTGGTCAGGATTGAAAGTCTGAACTCCATTAGTAAATTTGATAAAGTCATTTGTATAGGATCTGCGATCTAGCTGTGCAACAACTAAAGAGTTATCAAAGAAACTCATATCGCAGTTTCCACTACCGATACAACCCCTTTCTTCCGCATAGAACAATGCTACTTTACAGTTTGGAAGCACCTTAAGCATTTGAATAGCAAAGCATACACCTACAGAGTCATCGAGACCTAAGCCACACTGTTCACCTCTTGCATTGTCAAAGCCAAAAATCCACTCATCTGTTTTGAAGATTCGCATACCTACATGATAGTCTTGAGCTGTGTCATAATGAGCTACAATAGTAGGATAGAATTCTGCTGCTCCTTTTGTGCAATAGATATTGCCTCCTTTCTCATACACAGTAACTCCTTCGATCTTAGAGATAAGCTCTATAAGCCAATCTTTCTTAATTGCTTCGAGTTCTGGTTGATAAGTAGGACTTTGTTGATACATAATATCAAATAGTAGATCAAAGTCTACTGGAAAATCACCCTTAATGGTGTGGTCTATTGCTTCTAGTTTGTTTGTTGTGTATTTCATTGTTTTTAAATTAAAAATTGATCAGGACTTTCAGCAGTCTCTGATTCTGTTGGTAAGTGTTGACTTAACTCTTCAACTGCTTCTGCAAGACTCTCTATAGTCAAGTTATTCTCAATAACTCCGATAAAAGTGTTATTATAAACTTGACTTGGGTGATAGAAACGATAAGGACTACTAGAAGAAGTACTGCTTGTCAGTATAATAGTACTTGAAGTTGTAACCCCAGTTGTTGGGTGCGCAGTAATAGTAGTAAGAGGCTCACTATAATCTTCTGTAGTTTCTTCTGGCTTATTCTCATCATCTGGGTGATAAAAGGATCCGTTGATCAGTTCATACGTATGCTCATTATGAATAAAGAAACCAAAACCATTCTCATATTGTCTGAGATAATCATCGTTTTCATATGCATAATCTCCATCAAACAATTCTACAGCTCGATTTCTTAATACAGGGTCACTATTATAGTCTTGTACGAAGTCATCTCGATCTGTAAAATTAGCATCCATCACCTCTGAATAGATAGAACAATCACCACAACATCTTTCGTCTACATATCTACCTGCGTCTATATGGCAAGAATCATCATATTCTATCTCTGCATCACAAACAACACAACATATAGTATCAGGGAGACCTGAGTGGTTATAGAAATTACCTCCAGTACACCTAAGGGTATAGTGATGGCCTTCTCCATAGTTACTTAAGACTTGATCGTCAGGATGGTAACAGTAAAGAGTATCTACGTAAGGAAACTGATTAATTCCAGTTAAATCTATCTTAACAGAATAACGTTCTGATGTTTGCCAGATCCTCTTATAGTTAGCGGATTCTAGAGCAGTTTTAAGTAAGTTCTCAGTTTCGGTTTTAGTAGAATAGATTCTATCGTAAGCCCACTGGTTACCTAGATTCCACAGAATAGCTCTAGCTGCTACTTTATTGGCTCTCATAAGTACTCCTATCTTAACCTTAGAAGGATCTCTAGTATACATCTCGAAGTATGATTGACATCTTTCATAACGCATACAAGAGCTACCTAAAGTATTACTGTGGGCGTGATAGTTGTCTTCGTCATAAGCCCACTTAATTTGTTGTCCTTCCATAATTCTAAAATCATATAGAGGATTAGAGATTGTGATAAGAGAGGCATAAGATTCTGAGAACGTAGTGATATCCCTATCAGAATATTTATCTTTAAAAATCCTACGAATAAGTTTACCTACAGAAGTATGATAACGCTTCTTATAGTTCCATACCTCAGGTAATACTACTTCAGTATTTTCAAACTCTACACCTATTATATGAGGATAAGTAGTAGTTATAGTAAGACCTGCTTGGTCAATAGAGAAGCCATTAATACCATACACTACACTGTGTCTGATAAGAAGAGGTTCCGAGTCTTGTTCTAATCTAGGTATATTGTAAGAGTAAGAAACTTCCTCATCCACTCCATTAGTGTGACTTGTATAACGATTAGCAGTAAAAGAACCTTTCTTTTCATAGAATTCTTTGATAGGATAAACTAAGTTATTTAAGTGACGAGCAGTAAGAGTAAGTCTTTTAGTATAAATAGCCTCTGAGTCTCCATATAATCTTGTTTTACCTATGTGTAGTATTAACACAGTACCAGGTCTAATCATCTGCATTCTTGTTTCTTCGCCTTCTAATCTATTTTTACGGTCTTCGTCTAGATAAGAAAGTTTGCTGTAGTCTGCTTGTGATAAACCAAGATAATTACAATACTTAGAGCCTTCTGGGACTCTTTTAAGCGATAATAAGTCATCTACTATGTCCTTTACGATTTGGGGGACATCAGTAGCCTTAAGTTTAATTAAGCGTCTTTTTAGATCCTTGTGCATTACAAACTTGTCTGTTAAGACTTTACGTGCACGTTTCACTTTAGGAGCATGAATAGCAGAGACTTCAATAGTTTTTTCTGCTTTTTCTAAAAACTCCGTAGAGAATGGATCATCAAAGATTTGAAGTTGTTGGCCTGCAATTAGGCCTGCTGATTCTAATTCTTCTGGCATATTATTTTAGGTTAAATGGGTTTAAATGAAAAAAGCACCCCTAGAGGTGCTTTATTAGTTTAATTTAGATTTAATTTAAATGTTTTCTGGTGTTTGTTCGCTGTCTCTTGTGTAACGATGTGCTAGTAATAGGTTTTTTTCTTCTAGTGTTTTCTTAAAAGCTTTGTCTCGTTCTCTTTCTGAGTAGAATTTGTAGTCTTCATTCTTCTTCATTGTCTTTACAATCAGGTGATATTCTACCACCGTACCATTCTCGCTTAATGTATAGTTAGAACTCATTCTGCAAAGATAGCTAATAAGTTTATTATTAGCCCTGCTACAATGGAGAGGAGGGAGATAAAGAGAAGAGAGTATGCGAAGAACTCGTTGGTACTCATACACCTAGTGTTCTTCAGTTTTTTTCCTATTTCCTTACAAGCTTCCTTCATTTTTGTTTATTTCCTTTCTAACGTCTTTCCAAAACAATATAGCATTCTGCATAGAACGATCTTTAACGTAGTTGTCCATATCTGTGTATTCTGCTATAATCTTGTCAATTGTGTAATTCGCAATCTGTCTGTAAGCGTAACCGTTCATTTGGAACCCTAATCCCATTAGGATTTCTTGTTCCATAGCTTCTGCTTGTTGTTTGGGAGTCATAAGGTGAACAAAGTTAAAGTTTTTCTGCTCGTTCGTCAAATCTATATTTCAATTCTTCCATAAAAACTTCTTTGTAAAAGTCAGAAATTTGATGTTGTGTCTTTAGGATAGCTTCAATATGATCTGAGTCTAAGTCTTTAAGAAGTTTGTAAACTAAAGGTTGTTTACCGTCTTTACCTCTGGTTCCCCAGTGTACAGCTGATCTCCTTGTAATGTGAGAGCCATCGTCATAAACGCTTAACTCTTCGTAAGTACCTACGTTTCTTCTTAAATAGTCTGTACCTCCGTCAACCATAAGAACCTCTTTAGTTAAAGTGTCCTTATATTCAACGTAGTTATGTCTATTGTAAGAAGTTAAGATAGTACCATCTGGTGTCTTAATTCTATTTAATAGAATTCTTAAAATTTTAGATTCTGTTGTCATTATAGTCTTTGTTTAAAATGTAAGCGGGTTTTAGCTCTGTAACAATGTTTCCATCTTTTAACACAGTCTCATGCAAGCATTCGAATTTATCTATTTTAAAGCCTTCTGCTTGAAAGAAGTTAAGAGATTGGATGTTCTGTGCTTTAACCCTTGTAAATGCCTTTATAGGGCTCTTATTTTCGTTATAAGCATCATGTAAAGCTATACTAAGTATTGCATGACCATAACGCTTACCTTGAAACTCCTCAGATACTCGTATAAAAGTAATTCTATACTGGTTATCTTTTTTCTTTTTAATTAAAAGTACTGCTACTACCTCTTTTCCTTCGTGTAGAGCATGTACTTTTAGTGTAGGATCCATAAATGATTTTTCTGTGAAGGTTACTCCAAAGTGACTAGAGATAAACTCAAAGTACTCAGGTTTCTTTTCACATACATGTGTTATCATACGTAGATTATTTTTAGTTTTTCTTTTGCTTTGGCTCTTTTATAAAGAGAACCAAAAGCATAATGATTCATACCCAGCTTAATACCTGCCCTACCATAACTTAATTTAAGTTCATCTCTAAGTATGAGTGCAGCGTATTGTTTAGGTGTGAATCCTTTTAGATCTAGTTTTAGTTCGTCCATATTATACTAGTTTTAGTAATTTTTTATATTTAGATCTAGATAGTTTAAGTCCAGTTACAGCTCCATCGTAGCAAAGGTTTTCTGCTCTACATGCTTCTGCTACACTTTTATAGTAAGTACCTGTTTTCAGACTTACTACGTGTATGTGCCAACTAGAAGCTTTGATTGCATTTAAGTGCATGATGTTCTCTACTCTGGTACCCCACTTAAGATTGGTGTAGTGATTGTTAAGCTTATCTCCGTCTAAGTGTATTACACACTCACCTTCAGGTCCATCTAAGAAAAGTTTGGCTACCAAAGTTTGCCTAAACACTCGTTTCTTAACAGAACCTACAGATAAGATAACTCCTGTAAGTCCATCACGATTAATAAAGCCTTTTAAGATCTTTTCTTTCTTAACTCTAGCTTCTAGTCTACCGAATCTAGGTTGACTGTAAGATCTTTCTAAGCTTTTAACCTCTCCGTATTCATTTACATGATAATATTCTTCGAATCCTGGAATAGGCTTCCACATAATTAATTGCTTAAAGGTGCTTTGATTGTTGGATGTGATTGGTAATTAACTAACTCAAAATCAGTATTGTCTAGATGTGAGTACAAAGACTGATCTTCTGATAGTGACTTATAGAAACTATCTTCTTTCAAATGGTTTAATGTAGGTAAGTCAAATCCCTCTCTTTCAATCTGCTCTTTAGCCTGCTCGATGTGATTTAAGTAAAGGTGAGTATCGCCTAAGTTACCGATTAGCTCTTCAGGAATCATGTTAACTTCTTTAGCAATGATAGTCAATAGAAGAGCATAAGAAGCAATATTAAATGGCAAACCTAAGAATGTATCTACAGATCTTTGATTCCACATTAAAGAAATAGCTCTACTTGGGATATTAAACTTCTCAAAGTCACTTAAGGTAAGTTGTGCTTTACCACTAAAGTGTTTGTCCATGTACGTCTTCTTCTCTTCGTAAGTCAACTCTCTTGTGTAGACTTGGAAGCCATAATGACAAGGAGGAAGAACCATTGTATCTAATTCACCTACATTCCAAGCATTAACCATTAATCTTCTAGAGTCTGGATTAGTCTTTAAACCGTTGATTAGATTGGCAATTTGGTCTACACTTGTTTCAGTGCCGTAATCCATGTCTTTATCAGATACCCAACTTCTCCATTGCTTACCATAAATCGGACCTAACTCACCATATCTAGCAGCAAACTCAGGATTAGTCTTAATCGCTTCTACAAACTCTTCTACGGTGTAAGCGTCTCTGTCATTTGGTCTAGGTTCACGGTAGGCTTTGTAAGCGTCTCCTGTCCAGATATTACATCCGTTATCTAAAAGGTATTTAATGTTAGTGTCGCCCTTTAAAAACCACAGCAATTCAGTTACTATTGTCTTCCAAGGCATCTTTTTAGTAGTTAGAAGAGGAAATCCATCACTCATCCTATGTCTAATGGTGTAGCCAAAGATTGATTTAGTACCTCCATTTCTGGTTTCTTTTTTTGTACCACTCTCTAAAACATCTTTTAAGAGATTTTGATAATCTAAATCCAATTTATTCATTTTCTTTATTTTTATATTTCCATTTGTACCCACCAGCTGTTTGTTGTTTTCCTTTACAAACAGCATTTATGTTATATATTTTTAACTCTAATTCAGCACTAGTGACACTTTCCCACTCTTTTATAAAACCCCCATCTATATCAAACTGAAGTATTGGTTTTCTCTTTTTAGATGGCCCTAACTTGACTCCTTTTTTAATTCTAGATATTTTATCTGAAAACCCGTTTGGCTTAGGTTTTCTTAGTTTTTGTTTAGTCTCAACACTACACTTTCTACCTTTAGAAGATTCGGATATTTTTTTCTTTGTATCATCACTATGCTTCCAGCCACTTTTTATTTTGCACTGTTGATATTGTGATATTTTTATTTTCCATTCTTCATATCTTCTATCAGCCTCAGCCTTGCCGAATTTTTCAAGCCAATACTTGTATCGACCTCTTCTTAAAATCTCTTGACCTAACTTTCTATCTCCTTCTTTACTTCCGTCACTTATGTTATATCCAATAGTCTTATCTACACTGTTTAAAGTTTTAATCCAGTAAATTTCTTTTTCGTTTAGCTCTTGGAGAGTATAGCATTCTTCCAATATCTTTTTTTTAAAATTTTTCTGTCCATACTTTTTTACAGCAGCTTTTAGTAATTTCCCACTTCCATAGTAGTAAGGATTGTTATTTTTATCTTGCCCTACGTAAATTTTACCATTTACCAAATTAGTTGTTTTGTAGATAATCATAAATGCTTTCTTGTAAATATCTTCTATCAGACTTTTCTACTCCGTAATCTAAAATAGATTGAAGTAGAATTTGATATTGTTTGTCTATGCTGTTCATATTTGGAAGTCTGAGTACTTAAGTCCCCATTGTACGTTAACCCACATCATCTCTTTCTCGGCTAATCCCTTATTCATTTTTAGTTTTTCTCTAAGATAAGCGACTCCCCACTTTCTCCATTCTTCTGCTTGTGCAGTAGTCATAGTCCAATCGGTAAACCAATCGTCTTTACGGTCTTTAATGTCATCAAATGTAACTTCATGACCTGCAATGATAAACATCTGATTGATGATGTCAATCAATGCTTGTTCTCGTTTTTGTTCTCTACTCATTCGTTTTGCCATAACTCATAAATGCTGTTTGTTGTTGCAAACTTAATGTAGTTTTCTTTCTGTTCCAAGATCTCTGTAACAGTAGTTGTCATCCAGGTATAAGATATTCTTTGAGGGTCTAGGATAAGCGACCTACCTACTGCAGCTTCATTATGAAGTTCTTTAAAAGTGCCATCTTCGTTCCACTCAATCCACCCAGCTTTGTGACCTACGTTAGATAAGCCATCTCTTTCTCTAACTAACTTGTACTTAAAGAGATCCTCTACGTTTAATTCTATTTTAACTTGTTCTATTTTACTCATGTCATTTATATTTAAATAAGAATTTAAGACATCCTTTATATATTAGTAGTCTGCATATCCACTTAGGTAACCAACCAGCCATATATTCGTCTGTCTTAGTTAGTATGTATACTTTGTAGACTTCGTCTCTATTATGGTGATCTTCACTCTCACTGAATTCAATAGTAGCCCACTGACCTCTAGCCCTAAAGTAGAAGTAATGTTTTAAGAACCAGCCTTCTGCTTGTACTGGACAGTTACCTGCTGGTTTATATTTCCATTTTATCATCTCTAAGTTGTATTAGTTCTTGTTTTATTTCTTGGTACATTTCTATTACCTTTCTGTTTTGCCAAGCATGATGTTCTAATGCTTCTATAGTCTTGTCTACAGAAATTAGAGAGCAAGTAATCGCTTCATTATACCTTCTCTCACAGCTTAGTAGTCCTTCTTTAAGGGACCCATTGTTAGGCAACTGATAATAAAACTCATTGATCAGCTGCCTAGCTGGTGTTGGGTTAATAATATCTTCTATCATTGCTCACTTCCTAAGTTTATCATTAGCTTGTTGAACAAGAGAATCTAATTGCTTATCTCTATTTTCTTTTTCAGCTTCTAGTTTCCCTAACTGTTTCTCTAAGCGATCAATACTACCCCAAATAATACCTGCATTAGGGTCTAGTTTTAAGATTTCGGCTACTAGTTCTTCTTGTGTACCTCTACTGTAAAACCCGCTTTCTATATCATCAGCTAGGTCTTGTAGGTGTTTAGGTGCTGAAATACTAATCCTTAAGTCATAACTACTCCATTTAGTCTTGTAGTCCCAAAATATAATACCTTTGGTTAAGTTTCTAAATAGATTGTGTAGTCTTCTGTTTCTTACTCTTACAATAGAGTTATCACAACCAAACAAATGTAAGAAGCGTAGAAACCATCTGGGGCACCATTTAGGCTTAGCTTCATAGTCCATAGCTAAAACTAACGGATAAATAGCCTTAAAACAATCTCCGTCTTCATTGTAAGGAATAGTACCTAAGTAAGAATACTTATCATAGAAACCCTTAGGGAAGAATATAGGCCTAATTTCTCTCCAGCCTATATGCATAGTATTAACCATACCTTTCTTACGTCCTTTCCAGAACAGTAAGCCTGCTAAAAAGAAGGTTACTTTCTCCCTAACAGGTCTATTGTCTTTTATTTCAAATTTAGTTCTCATTTCTTTACTAGTTTAATCATTTCTCTAAGGCAAGCAAGTTCTGCTTCTTCATATGCTTCAAAACAATTGTCCCAGTTTTCTTCAAACTTACCTTTATAGATATAATAAACAGTAGTATTTGAAGGAGTTGTTTTAGGCATAATTAGTGCATGTAAATTATACTTCTCTCTAAACCATCTAAATGCTTGTGAGTAGGTTGGTGCTGGGGTTTGATAAAATCGACTCTGTGCGTATTCCGATTCCAATGATAGTTCTTGTGTTGGGTTAAAATATACGCCAAAACAAGGCTCATCAAATCCAAGTTGTTTTAACTCTAATGCTTCTGAATATAGTGTAAAGTCTTTCATTTCTTAATATTTTTATAGATATAGGTAGTATCACACTTACCATCTGTACACACAATTTCAATAGAAGGTTTGATAGGCTTATCTGATTTTACACCAACTTGTTTTATTCCTAACATACCTGCTACTACACTTACAGCCATGAGTGCAAATAATAACAAATGGAACAAGTCACTACGCTCATCACGTTCATCATTGTCAATTTTGTTTAATCCAAGCATAATAATAGCAGCTAAGATTCCCAGTATCCACATCATTGCTCACCTCCTCCGTAGGTTTGTTCGTAGTATTGTTCACCAGTTATTGGTAATGTACTTTCAGGATAATCAATTCCATGAACTGTTCCTTTGTTGTATGCAGTTTCAATTCTTTGCTTCTCC